GTTGATTGACCAAAAATCTGTGGCACTTATTAATTCATTATTAATTACATCTACATCGCATCTTGATCCTATTTCTGGTGAAAAATCAATAAAGTTTCTACTTGAAAAATCATTAACAACAAGACCAGTTTTAAATCTATCAAGACCATCGGCATCTCTTACTTGAAGTGATTGTGCACTTACTTCTAATGCACTCAAAGTTGTTGTCAATTCTAAATTTTCAATTCTCTTCTCTAAGGCACCAATATCTCTCATTGTAAATCTCTTATTATCAAACATTTTAATATTTGGAGATCTAACTGTATCAAAAAGATATGCTGGTAAAGAGATTTCAGCAATTTCCATTGAATTGCCTACTTCAGTAGGAGGTGCTGGTTCTTCTGCAGGTTCACCTTTTACTAATTTTACCTCTTGATATTGATTGATCACTAATTTATCAATTCTTGGTAAATAATAACTGTATCCTAGAATTGAACTTTCATTTGGTGTAACAACATATGGATTTGTTGACTCAAATTCTCTTGCTCCAAAAGAGAAAGGAGAGACATTTTCATTACTTATAGTGAATGGTTTTACTCTTGGTCTTAAATCAATAACATCGGTTGCCCTATTACCATCAATTGTAGGAATATCTCTTGAATATCTCTCTTTAGTATATGAATTAACCGAATAAAAATCACCACTATTTCCACTTGCAACTTGATATTGATCAAAAATAACTAATAATTTTTTAGATGGAACACCAACCTTTGCCTTTCTTACAATTTTTGAATAATCACAATATTGTGCCTTATGACCTTTGTTTAAAATATAATTATTTGTACGATCTACAAAATTACCTGCCTCTGTTCCTTGTAAAACATATTCGCCACCTGACTCTTTAAAATGAACAACCTCACCAATTGTAAATTTATTTCCGTTAAGGTAAACAAATCTAATTTCTGTTCCTGTATTAGGTGCCGAAACAATTTGACCTATTGCTCTACTATCTTTACCAACTATTTTTTCTCCAATTATAGCATTTGTGTTTAGTGCTAAACCAGATACAAATGTTAATGCATCTAATGTTGGAGTTGCAGTTGTTTTTGATTCTAATACAGCAACAACTTTAGATACATCTGGTACATTAAGTGAAATCTCTCTATCTTCAACTCTCAAACCATAAGCATCACTTGGTTTAAGTAAACTTGTTAAAGTAGATATACCAACTGTTCTTGTGATTTCTAATTGCTGACTTCTTACATAATCTTTTGATTTACTTGAAGCACCTACTTTTTTCATAGTAACATTAACTGCTACTGAACTTGCTGAAGATTTTGATAATCCACTAAATGTCACATCATTGTTTAAATTATCAACTGATACTTGGTCTGCTGTTAGTGTTTCTATTTCACCAGTTGCATAATGAATTGAATATTTTTCAGCATCAAATGGTTCAAAGAAGGCACTTGAAATACCAGCACTAGCATCTAATCCTGCTTGAGAATTAATTGTTAAAGATCCACCTGAAACTGTTTGATTGTTGATTTGTCTACTAATAATTAAATTAGAGTTTGAGGTATCAACATTTGAGATAACTTTTCTTGGTAATTTTGAAAATATACCAGAATTTTCAACGTTAAGTATTTTAGGAACTTTAATTCTAAATGGAGATGATGTTGAAGTTACAGTTCCTGTGCTTACACCTACAACATTTGATGTTGATGTTAAAGTTAATATTTTGCCATCATTAGAAATTGCATTAATTTTATTAAATACTGGATCTTGAAAATTACCTTTGTTATATGCGATAATTGCATCTGTATTAATACCAACTCCAGCAAAACTTCTATTTGCAACACTTGCTGCAGATCCAACTATGTTTAGTTCATCTGATATTGAAAAATTTGGTATAACACGATCATATAATACTGTGTCAGCATTAAATGTTGATATACCTGTAGTTCCAAATGTATTTTGATAAATCGATTTTACATCATCAGCAGTAAATGTATGAATAGTTTTAATTGTTAATTTTCCTAGCGTGGTTGAGGTTCTCTCATTTATGATAATTTGCTCACCTTTTATGAATGTACCTGTTGTTTGTGATAATACTAATTCAGATTTACCAGATGCATCTGCATCTTTTGCAGCATATCCTATCGCTCCACTTGCAAGACCTCTTACTTTTGAACCTATACCAGGAAAATCTGAACCTGTAAAACTAGTACATTTTAAAATTGTAAATGTCTGAATATCATATAGGTGTAAATCCCAAGGTGTTGTTACACCTGTATATGATGCATCAGCAAGTCCAAAAGAATATACTCTTGCTTCACCCACTTGTAATCCTTGTGGCAATACTTTGTTAGCTCCAATTCTTTGATTTCTCAATTGAACTACATTAGTATTATTTCCACCAAGACTAATTGTAGGTGCTCCAATAACATTATTTACTTTAATCAAACTACCCATATTGAATGGAATAGACGCATTTTTTATTGTCTTTGTAGTTCTTGGTTTTTCTACATCAATGACTGTGGTGCCTGGCAAAGATACATCGTAACCTCTAACATACGCTTTACCTGGTGATAATTTTACACACATCAAATCGTCACTTGGTGCATTTCCCTCATCTGTTACTTGATTTTCGTTATATAATCCACCAGATTCGACTTCATCATTTAATGAATTCTGAGTTGTAACACGAAATGGTTCAACTGCATAGTTTCCCGACTCATCAAATGTTCTTTTTGCAAAATATTTTTTTAATTCTGAGTATACTGTTGAGTCTTGTAATTTTTTAGTTTGACCTTCAACTGTTCTGAATAATTCAACAAAATTGGTATCTTGATAATCTTGTAAATCTTTTTTAGCAAGTTTTACAGTTATTTTAAATCTATCAGCACCAGGTGCTGCAAAATTTGTAAACCCTTTAGCATTATCATATAATGAAGAGTCGTCGTTTGCGTTTACAATCTCCTCTAAAATTTCAAAACCAACCCTATATGATGGTGTATTTGAATATGGTTCTAAAATAATTTGAGAAGTTGGCACATCAACAAAAGTACCACGTATGAAGTAAACACCTTTATTAACACCGAAAGCAGATCCTGTGGCGGTTGCACCTTCAGATACAAGTGTTAATACTGTTTCCTCTACATTTAAAGTTGTATTACCATAAGTTACATTATCTTCAAGAATTAATATTTCACCATCTGGGAAAGCAGTGCTCTCTCCACTAGTTCCTGATTGATTATACTTGACAAAGATTGTAATATCATCAACTCCCTCCTCTGGTGGTAAAATAAAGTTTTTAATAGTAGCAACTATACCCGAACTTTGCCCTCTTACTCTTGTACCCTTTCCACCATTATTTGAAATTATATTACTTAAATAAACAGAAACATCAATACCTAAATGTGTTGCATTGATTTTTGCAGAAAAATAAGTTGGGTCATACTCAATACCACCTGGTATGACCATTGAACCTTCTTTGAATATATGTTTTCCAAATGACTCAACTTGATTTTGCAACAAAGATTGTAAACCAGTTAGCTCTCTTGCCTGAACTGGATAACCAGGTTTAAATAGAACCTTGTAAAAGTTTTTGTCCTTATTAAAATCGTCATAATAAGGTGATATATTTAAGTTAGTCTTCTGTGGCATCGGTTAAAATTCCAGTATGATTTTTATGTCTTCTTTTTGACGAGGATTTCGATTTATTAAAGGTCTATTATCTAGATAGATTATTTCACCAGACCCTTTATTTATCTCACTATCAGATAACCCTTGTGCGAACGTAGTACCTAAATTAATAACTTTAGTTCCATTTGGATTTATTGTAGCATCAGAAAAATTAATATCAACTGCTCCAGAAAATGATGATGCAGTTCCAACTATATTATTTGAAGTTATTGCATTTTCAAATCCATATACTCTACCAGATGTGGATATTCCCGAATAATCGGTATGATCATACAATGATCTATTAAAATTCAACGATCTATCTTTAAAATATTTTAAAACTTTAGTCTCAAGATCATATGATGCTACAAAACCAGTTGCTACTTTTCCGTCAAGTGGAGTAACAGTAAGAGTTTGTCTTATTTCTTCACCAATTTTAGGTGAAGATCCAGTAACTGTACTAAATTTTATTGCCTGTAAAGATGAGTAAGTATTATCAGTATAAGTTATTGCTGTACCAACTTTACTTGGATTTTTTACAATTCCTACTTGTGCAAATTTAGAGTCAATTGGAAAATCTTTTGTAGAATCATCAAATCTAGCATAAACAATTACTCTATCAGTGCCCAATTCAGTATATACATCACTTCCATGTCCTAATTTAGGTGGAATAATTGGAATTAATTTTGCTCTCTGATTAGTTGCAACATTACTATTAATAGTACCTAAGTCAACAAGTGCATAACTATAACCTTTTCCACCAGCACTTACTGTTACATTGGTTATTGTACCTGCAGTATCAACATCAACTCTTGCCTTTGCACCTGAACCATCACCAATAATATCTACCTCTTGACCTAAACCAACTGCATAATTAGATCCACCATTTTCAATATAAACGTGTTTGATTTGATTTTCGTTTACTGATGAGTCTCCATTTTCACGGACTGCTCTGATTTGAGCGTCAGTGGAAGAAGACCAATTATTTGGGACAGTAATAAATTCAGTTGAGTCAAATTTAATAATATCACTAGGTGAAACAGTGAAAAGATACTTCCAAACATATCCATCTCCACTATTTCCTGCTTTTGATGGTTCCAAGTCTGTAAAGGTTGGTTCGTCCTGCGAGACGTTTCCAAGAGGGTTAGTTCCACTTGATCCATTATCAATACAAATGTAAACTTTGAAGTCGGAATTAAGTACGTAGTAGTTCGCATCATACAATCTGTTTGCTTTAGTTAAAGGACTTTGATTAGTAGCACTATAATCATCTCTGTATATTTCATATCGATTTCCAGATATCCAATCTACTCTTCTTATAATTCTTCTTATATTTGCTGATGATACCTTTTTACCAAACATCATAGTATCGCCAGCATGTGCTCTATATGAAAAACTATCTATAGGTGCAGGAGTATTTGAATTCCAGTTTCCTGATCTTCCATAACCCACCACAGTATCTGATCCTCCAGGATTTGCTAATCCTACAAAAACATAGTATGAATTATTTGTATTTTCTACTGATTCGACAAAATTATTTGCGTTCAGAATTCTAAATTGGTCAGTAACTATTGCCGACATCTTAAAATTTTACTTTTCTTTTTATTTATAGTGGTTATTTAATCAAAGTCCAAATACTCTGATCGCACCAGTAGATCTGAGACCTCTATGTGATGTTGGATCATAATTTTTTCTTTGAATAGTTGGGAATGTTGTTAATCCAGTATTAACAGTTAATCCAGTGACACCTATTGATATAGGATCGTTTGAACGAACTTGACTACTAGTATTAGTTCTAAACAATCTTCCCCAACTTAATCGACCCAATGATGTAGAAGTTGTAATTCCAGCAGGATAATGGAAACCTTCAGTTGAAATACCTCCAATGTTAGATCCATTTTCAACATTACAAATAATTTCACCATCCTTATCAATATTTGTAATTGATGCAACCTGATAAACATTATCTAAGAAGGTTGTTCCTATACCAACAATAGATGAATTATGACCACCAACTGATGTTACTCCATGACCTACTGATGTATCCCTTATAAAGACTGGATATCCAGCTAGAAGACTTGATGCGTTCTTCGTTGCTCTGAAGAAGAATTTAAGTGCACTTTGACCACTCACCGTAGTGGTTGTAATACCAGTGATAATTCCTGTGAATCCTTCTACTTTGTTTATTGATGTGATCTTCTCGGTTTGGAATTCAGGTAACTCTATGATAACTTCAGGAGGATTAGAATGTGTATAACCAAATCCAACAGCAGTAAGTGATGTATCAGTGACTAATCCATTTGTTATAGTGGTTGTCGCAAACGCTGTAGAACCTATACCAGTTGTAGTTCCTGAACCAATTGGTGGACGAATTGAGATGCTAGGTGCTGATAGATATCCAGAACCAGCATTTGTTATATCAATTGAGATAGTTCCAGCAGCAGAAACAATAGCAGTTGCTGCAGCACCAACATTAATTTTACCTGATGTTATAAGAGCATCAACATCAAACGCTGATAATCCATAAACATCATCTTCGTAAATAAATGACTCAACTTCATCAACAAATATGCTATTTGCACTATTTGTTCCAGAAACTATTGATAGATCTCCAATAATTTTTGCAGTTGGATAAATTTGTGGTTCAATTGAAGGTCTTGATTTGTCAATTACTTGACCATTTACAACTAAATCAACTTTTTGTTTTGTCCATCTAATTGGTTTCTCATTTACTTCATCAACACCTAATCCAGTGTAGATGTTAGTTTCAACTAAATCTGCACCTAATATTTCTTTAACAACTCTTTCACCTGTTTGAGATGTGGTTATACCAATTGGACTCTTTGTAATTTTTAATTCATCACCAATCTTAATAGTCTCTTGAACATCAACTATTTCTACATCCACCCCATCTTGACCCTTATAGAAAAATATATCAACTTTATCATGATCATTAGCACCTGGTGAAGTTTCTCCTGTAGGTGCTTCCTCAAATGTGAATGTAGTTCCTCCTTCAAATGAATAAGATTCACCTGGTTTTTGAAGAACTCCATTTACAAATATCAACAAAACAGCATCTAGATCAATCAGTGCAGATTGTGTATTTGTGTTATCTTTCTCGAAACTTAATAATTGACCATTAAAGAATAATGGGAATCTAACTCTTGAACCATTTTGTAAATTTTTAACATCATCAATAAAATCTAATTCACCAAATTGCCAAGCAGAAAACTTATCATTAAATATTCCCAACACTTCAAGTTCAAACTCATTAATTGGTTTTGTTAAATGTGCAGCGGTCACTAATCCAACAGGTTTAAATTTATCACCAAGTTTAAATGAATGACCTGGTCTTGCTATTTGGAAATTAGATATTTCAAATGTAGTAGAACCAATGCCAACTGTAGTTCTTGATGCTCCTACTTGAACATCAATTAGTAAGTTAGATCCTGTATCTGTTGTTGCTCCGACACCTAATCTTGATACACCAACTACAGGTAGATTATCATAATTAGGTTCTGGAATAATAATTTCTGGATTTACATAACTTGTTCCAGCAGAAACAATGTTAAACGCTAATGTACCTCCAACACCAACAGTAGCAGTTACATTTGCACCAGTTCCACCTCCACCACCTTGCCCAACGAAGAATGTGATTGTATTGGTTGTAGTTGCTCCTATACCAGTCTGTATACCTGCAAATGGATCTTTACCACCTACACCATCAGATGCAATTCCTTTTGTTTTAGATACTTCACGAGGATATGGGTGATTTGAGAAGAAATCATCTTTAGAACACTTGAATACCAATCCACCAGTGTCTATACCAACAGTGTCACTAGTTGTAAATGTATGATTTGGTATGGTTAGTATTAAATTACCAGTATGAGAAATATATTGTGCATCTGTGGCAGTAAATCCTTGACTTGCTGCTCCTGAGAATGCAGTTTTCTTAATTGATCCAATTCCAGAACTTACAAATCTATGTTCATATGCTTGATCTGTTACACCAATTGCAACTGATCCACCACGATATCCTGAACCAAAATTAAGATCTTCAAAAAATTCATATGCTTCACCGCCACCAACATAAGTGTGGACAATCGTACTTGGACCTGCTTGAACTTTGAATGTTCTATCAGATACAATTCCAACTAAGAATAATGGTCTTTCATGATCTTGGAATATTGTTGTTGTTACACCACTGTACCCTACGCAACTAAATTCAAGATTTTTTAACTTTACAGTATTAGGTCTCTCTTGTCCAAATCCGTGAACAGTATTTGTAGTGACAGTAATAATACCAGTAATATTATCATATGCAGCAGTTTGAATACCTAAGTTAAATCCTGATGATGTACCAATACCAACAATACTTGTTATTCCACCAGCATTATTTTTAAATGCTTTAACTTTTGCACCGTGTAATGGTGCATATCCAAGTCCAGCAGTTGATCCAAGAGAAACTATTATTCCACCTCTTGGAACT